AAAATATATCCAAAAAAGTAAAGAAGTACCGCTCCTTCGGACCGGGCTCAAAGAGACTGTACCGCTCCTTCGGACCGGGCTCAAAGAGACTGTACCGAAGTTTTGGAAAGCGCAACTCAATAAAAAAAAATAGAAAGAAAAAATCCTTTATCTAGAAATAAAATATGCAGGAATACCCACCATTAAATTTGCTATTCCACCAAAAATAGCACTAAGAATTATCCCTGATCTATTATAATATTTATTCAAATATGGTTTAAAAATACCCGTTATATTTATTATGTAATCCAATAACATACCAAATAAAAATAAGATTAATATATAAACCCAAAGTGACGGTTCACTTTCGTTTTCGTTTTCGTTCTCAAAACTCCTAAATAATTGATAAGAAACAAAAGTACCAATTACAACTGTTATACCTGCTAAAAAGGGAGACATTGTTTTATAATGTTTAAAATATGGCCGTAGAGCTTTAATAATTTTTATATTATTATCTATGGGAGTTTTATTTACGGCTAGGATATATAAAATAGCATCCGAAAAAAATCCAATGATGAATGAGGTTATAATAAACAAAAGAATGTTCATTTATCATATTAAATATTTTAATTTTCTAATCTTCTAAGTTTAGAAACAGAGTCCAGAACGTAATGGAATGGTGTTTTAACTCTATCATACACTGAGTCAACAAAACTAATATGAGATTCCATCTTCTTAGTTCCCTCTTTAATCTCAGCTAATTCTGATTTAATAAACTCTAATTCCGATCTAATATTTTTTAACTCTTCTAATATCTGTTTGTCCATTATAAAAGTTAAATTATTTAATTTGAGTTATTACCCGAAGATCCATAATTTTGATTGTTCTTAAATTTATTTTAAGATAAGATCGGTTAGTCCATTATAATAAAATAAATCTAATCGTTAATTATGGATTGGACACCAGAGAAGATAGTAAGTGTAATCGAGGATGTACGTAAAGATTCGTTGTACTTAACCGAAAAAGATATACAAATCAAGTATAAAGAGTTTATGGAGAAATTTCCTAAGTTGTATTATTCGTGTATGACACCAGATTTTAACATGAATACACTGAATATGATGTTAAATTATAGAACTAAGGCAGAAACCGAGAATATTCCAGATATGGTTAGAGATGTAACAATTGGAGAATCTATAGCTAAAAAGTATTTATATCCAGTAGTTGGCGAACCTACAATTGACCAGAAAAAGAAAGCAGCCAGAAAAGTTGCCGAAAAATATTACACCAACGATGCAAACAATTTAGCTGCTACGGAAGCAGTAGAGGCTGCTAAAAATAATAATTAAACTTAAATTAAATTATAATATATTAATAATGATTTGTTGGAAAAAAGTATTGATTGGTATAATAATATTATTTCTGTTATTATTTCTGGGATTCATTATATATTCTATACCTGCTAAACTAGATGCAAATGTGTATGATTATTTAAAATCCACGGACAAATATGATTACATAAATAATGGTGGAAATTTAATATTTAAACCAAAATCCGAATTTTCAAAACAGATAGGTTTTGTATTTTATCAAGGAGGGTTGGTTGATTCAAAGGGTTATTCTTATTTAGCTAAATTAGCTAATTTTGGAATAACCGTTTTTATAGAAGATTTTTATAGAAATTTAGCATTTTTCGATCCTTCTAGAATAAACAAAAGAATAAAAGAATATCAAAATATTAATAAATGGTATTTAGGAGGACATTCTTTAGGGGGCGCTATGGCTTGTAGATATGTTGCATCTAACCCAAGTAAAATAAAAGGATTAATACTTCTTGGGTCTTATAGTGATAGACTTATAAAAGATGTAAAAGTATTAAGTATTTATGGAAGTTTGGAAGACGATTCTATGGAAACTAGAACTAACAACCTTCCAGAAGATACTATTTACGTTGAAATAGATGGTGGAAATCATACAAATTTTGGAATGTATGCTTTACAGAAAGGGGATCCAGAATCAACTAATACTAAGAAAGAACAACAAGATATAGTATTATATGAAATTGAAAATTTTATTAATACAACGATTTTACCATAGATCTAGTAACTTTTATATCATAATCTCTTAAATTTGAATCTTTTAATACAACGTATATAGATTCAAGCTTAACTCTTTCATTGTTACTATCCCCTATTAAATCGTATATCTTATCAACAATTAATTTAATATTTCTATTGGGGACATCTTTATCTTTCAAATAATCTATAACTGGTGATAAATCTGTATCTGGGTTTAAATATTTTTGTAATTTCGAACTAAAATTACTCAAATATCCTTTACCAATCATTTTAGTAATTGTTGAAATAGCATATCCATTTTTGGATACTGATAAATCGTTTATTTCCAATACTGTTTCTGCTGATTCTAATACTGTTTCAAACGGTTTCTTTAAAACCAAAAATACTGTATATACATATAAAGAGTTTCGGTTTAGTGTTCTTGGTTTTAGTTTATTCTTTTGTAAATATTTATATACATTATCTTTCCATGTATTTTTTATTGCATACATAGTTTCTTCATTTGTCAAACTATTCGAAATAGAATCCAAATTTTCATAATCCTTCTTGAGTGTAGAATCTAAACCACCTTGGACCATTTTATCTATTTTGGCTAATTTCTTTGCTTCTTTGTTTTTTGGATCTATGTTAACATTTCGTCTTAATTCTCTTTGTTCTATCTGTTTAACTGATGGTAATACTATATTATTGTTTATACCCAATTTAATATCATATTTGTCCACGATTTCAAATTTTGGAATAACTGTTTGTCTAATCCGCAATTTAATCCGTTTATTTTCGCTGTTTTCGAATATTTGTTCATAAAAATCATAATCGTGGGGTAAATTATTCGAAAACATTTCATTAATTGTATCAAACATAGCATCTTGGTCGTCACCTGAATTCATTTTGAGATTAGATAAATATTCTTTTACTTCTTGTTTAACAGTGGTTATATTTAACCCTTGAGAATTATTCAACCATTGTAACAATTTTAAAACGTTGTATTCCATTCTGTGTACAGTTGAATTATCCAACTTGTTTTCAAACATTGTATCTATACGATCTCTTATTTTATCAACATTGGTTTTGTTATTAACTGGTGGTATATCTGTTATTTCTTCTACCAAAGGTTGTACATCTATTTTTTTAATTCTGTGTAACCATGTTATAAAATTTTTTAAATCTTTTCCTATTTGTTCCAATGTAAATTTCTTTGTTAATATCTTTTCAGTAACAGTAGTATTATAACATTCTAATATTATTTTTTTGGTCTTGGTCTTGCTGCCAGTAGCCTTTACCAAATTAGAAACAAATTCTTTGGAGTTCATACTTAATATAAATAAATATTTAAAATTTTAGTTATCTAATAATTTCCATTCATTTCTAAACTTGGTTTTAATTTTTTTGACTGTTTTGTCTTGGTCTTTAAAAATATAACTCATTGATAATATTTTTATTGCTTTGTCTTTGTCTATATATTGTGATAACATAAACTCTCTAAACAAAGCAGATGATTTTTTCATTTGTTTTATCCATTTAGCATTTGGTTCTAATACAAAGTATATATTGCTTATGCTATAACATAAATCTTGGATATCTAATCCAGAAAAACAAACTTCTGATTTTACAGTATCAAACTTATTGGGGTTTTTATACTTTTTAATTGGTTTGTAATTTTTTCTGATTATACTAGCTGGAGCTTGTGTACCCATAAATCCAGCTAAATCAGAACTGTCCCAATTTTGGTTAGAAATCATAAATTTTTTTAAAACGTCTCCGTTACAAATTGTGTCACTTAATTCACTCAAATCTGACAAACTTGTATCTTTTTCCAATAAATTAATGTAATTTTCTTGTATTAGTCCGGATGTATACATAGATGCATACCTACTTCTTTCATCAATATCCATTTTAAGAAATAATTTATTTTTTGGATCAATAAATGTACCCATAGTATCATCTACACTTAAATTTAGATCTTTTTGAGTTATTTTTATAATAGATTCGAGATTGTCTTCTGTGACAGTATTTTTAGAATCAATAATAGTTAAAGTACTTAAAAACCCTCTTAGGTCATATCCACATTTTTTAACAAAATTTTTCAATGCAGCTTCTGTTATATTAATCGATTCATTTTTACATATGCGTTTCCCAAGATTGAATATTTCTCTTTTAGTAGGAGGTTCAAATTCAATACAAAGAACATTACCATTTAAAGAGTCTAGTAACTTATTATCATTTGATGAAACGAATATAGTAGGAGAACAATGAGGTTTTTTCAATAGTTTTAATAATTCCGTCAATTGTGTGGTTGACAAATTCTCTTGAAAATTATCTATAACAACACCTTTTTGTTTTTTTCCAGAAATCAATATTTCTATACTAGTGAATTCAATCGATTCTTTTATAACTTCCATTTCTGCCTTGTTAATGGATTGGTCATATTCTATTAGACTAAAATCCAAGTCTTTGAAACATTCTCTAATAAATTCAGATTTACCTGAACCATGATCTCCTAAAATTACTGCATAATCATTAGTTTTGGTTTTTTCAAACTTTGATATAAGCCATTTTTGAAATTGTTTAATATTATTCTTATTTCCTATTATGTCGTCCAAACTTTGGGGTTTATATTTATCTACAAAACTTATTCCTGATTTAACTTTACCAGGATTTCCAGATCCATATAATCCCCAAGAACCTTTGAAAATAACTTTATTTCTCGGTTCGTCTGTATCTTCGACACAATCAAAAGGCATAAAAGTTGTAACATCAGATTTTTTCTTATCTAATTCTGTTTTTGATATGATAAATTCTGGTTTTATATTTTCTACCCCTTTTTTCTTTTTAACCATCGTTTTTATATTTAAAAGAATATGTTTATATTTGTATAGTATGATATCAAAACTTATAGAATCTTTTGTATCTGAATTACAAAAAGATGAAAATCAAGAATATATTAACGATGTAATAAATCCGTACCTTACTAAATATAAATATTATTTATGTTTAATTACATTTATTCTTTTTATAATAGCTATTGCTACATTATATAATTCGTTAGTATTGTATAAATTGTTATCTCAAAAATTTAATTTATAACAAGATTATTAAAATGCTCTAAACTGTTATTACTTAATTGAATTTGTGTTTCCCCAACTGTAATTTTTGTTCTACATAATGGACACGTATCTTTGTTTCTTAACCACTTAGATATACACAACATGTGAAATGTATTATTACATTGATGGCATGAGAATTTTTGATGCCTATTTTTCATACCTTCAAAACAGATTACACAATCTATTTCTGATTCTTCTGATTCTTCTTTTAAAATCTCTTCTGTGGACTCCAATCTCTTTTTCAATCTTTGTTTGATATTTTCTGAAAAATTAGGTTTTATTTTAAAAACATTTATCTCTTCGTTTATTTGTCTAACTGTTTCTGTATCTTTAGCTACTCTTGCTATAACAAAATACAAATGTTTACATAATTTTTTCCTCTGTTTAAAATCTGGACACGTACAACTCATCTCAATAGGTGTTAAAACAGTTTCATAAGTACTTCCAGAATACCCCTGAACTGTAAAATACCATCTATCTAATGGTTTATATTCAGCATCTATAAGATACATTGGTTGTCCTAAAGCTCGTTTCATTCGAGATGCAGAATAATAATCCATAATAATCGTAAAACGGTTTGCTTTAATTATTTAATACTTTAATTATTTAAATAACTTTATTTAAAATATTTTATATTATAAATGGAATACGTGGTTACTGACAACCAAAATTTAGAATTATTAATATCTAAAAGGGGAGAAGATGTGTGGATACTATTCAAAGATTTGATTGGACCCCCAGGTAGAAACGAAATCCTTATAGTATATGATAACATTAATGGTACTTTTAAACTTATTGCTTCCGAAGGAAACAAAGCAAATCCAAACCAATTTCAATCTATAGAAGAATTGTTAATGAATCTTGGGTTAAGAAACAACAATATAATTAGGAGAATGGTAGATTTATTTAAACGAGGTATTAACGAATGGAGAGAACTATATCTTCGGAAAGAACAAGAAGAAGAACAATTTCCAAACTTTACTCCACAAAGAGAACCAAGTGCATACCCAACTGGTGGTGTTGGTGAAAGGTTTAATGCTCGCCAATCACGGCCGCGATCAAGAGAACGAGAACCAAGTGCATACCCAACTGGTGGTGTAGGTGAAAGGTTTAATGCGCGACCTAGAAGAAGAAGTAAACAAACACCTAGAAGAAGTCCCAGTCCTAAAAGAAGAGTTCCAAGCGTTCCTCCACCAAAATCCGAGATTATGAAATTGGCTGAAAAATATTCAGATTTAAAATTTAACCCCGGTAGAGATCAAAATCCAGATGTTTTATACGACATTGCCCTAGGTATATTAGGTGTTAAAAGTAGTGATTCCAAAAGTGTTATTAAAAAATCATATTTTAAAAAGATTAGGAAATACCATCCTGATAAATGTCCTAATTCTTTTGAAACTATTGATGATGTAGAGGCATGTAAGTTGTTAGGGCAGGTTATTATTAACGCCTATGCATATATAGAAGAGTATAGAGATGGAAAATATAGATTTGGTCTTATCAAAAAACGTCGTTCACGAAAGAAATCTAAGAAGAAAAAGAAGAAAAAGAAGAAAAAGCTTAGTAAAAAGAAGAAATTGGGAATATATACAATAGTTTCTACTACATATAATCAACCTTATTCGAGACGTACTTCCCGAAGAAGACATAGAAAAAAAAAAGAAAATGATTAATTCAAAATTAAAATATTGCTACTTAATGTAGTAAAATGTTTGAAGTAATTGCAGTTCCCGTAGTTCCGTTGGTGGTAGGTATAACAATTTGGTGGTATTGTTGTTAATTTGCAAATCTTAAACATTGTTTAATTTTGCATAGCATTCAGTCCACAGTTTAGCTTTTTCTAGAAATTGTTGATAGTCGTTGTTGTAGATCAATGCTATTTCAGGAACTAGAGGATCGTCTGGATTTGGGTCTGTTAATAATGAACAGATAGATAATAAAACTTTGGATATCGTTAAAGCTGGAGACCATTGGTCTTTAAGTATGTCTAAACAGATTCCTCCATTAGCATTTATATTAGGATGATAAATTCGTGTAGTAAAATTTATTTTAGGTGGTTTGAATGGGTAATCTTTGGGAAAATGTATATCTAAATAGAAAATTCCTCCTTTATAAGGAGAATCTTCTAAGCCAAAAATTTTGGCTTCCCAGTTAAATAAATTATCATTTAAAGGTGTTGCCGTGTATATTTCTGAACATTCCTTTATTATTTCGTTGTATTCTATTTGAATACGTTTTAAAGCCATTATTATGTGTATTTATATTATTCTAAAACAATTAAGCGAGAATTTATAATTAAACATTATTTTATGAATTGACTTTATGGTTTGTTTACATTGCCATATAAGGACCCTCCATTCCTAGAAGAGTTGAAGGTCTTCCGCCACCGAATGCACCAAAAGACATACGTCTGGAACGGCGTCTTACTACACGTCTGGATTTACGGCCGCGTCTGGATGAACGGCGTCTGGATGAACGGCGCTTGGATGAACGGCGCTTGGATGAACGGCGTCTGGATGAACGGCGCTTGGAAGACCGGCGCTTGGATGAACGGCGCTTGGAAGACCGGCGCTTGGAAGACCGGCGCTTGGACGACCGGCGTCTGGATTTACGGCCGCGTCTAGACATACGTCTGGACGACCGGCGCTTGGACGACCGGCGCTTGGATGAGCGTCTGCGTCTTGAGCTTCTCTTGGATTTCTTCAAGTTTTTGAGGTATACCTTACGCTTCTTGACACCAGCCATGTAAAACTGACCGTTGGCATTCTCGTAAATCTGGCGTTTCTTTCCGGCAACCATCTCTTTGCCTACTTTCTTAACCTTCATGCTCTTGCGTCTAGACATACGTCTTGACGACCGGCGTTTGGATGATCTGCGTTTGGATGATCTTCTGCGTCTAGCCCCAAATAGTAATTCGTACATTATTAATGATAATAAATATTTTAATTTTGAATTAAATTATATAAAAATAATCTAATTATTTAGCATTTTAATTTTTGATGATGGAATTGAAGAATTTAATGAATTATAGAAATCTCTGAATTTCTCAACATTTCTTTCTAACAATTCTATTTCTAATTCCAATTTAGAACCTAATGTTTTATTGTCATCGTAGGTGTTTTTAAGTTTTCGAATACCTATTAAGGCACCATCCATACCAGTTGATAATGATTTTAAAAGACTGATATTATCCATTTGGATAAATTTATCTCTTTCAGATTCCCATTGTCTTAGTCTAACTTTAGCACTAGCATCTAACTCGTTATAATTCTGAGCTTGTAACAGTAATTCTGAATTAATAGCATTTCTTCCACATCCTATAGAACTTTCTACAACTTCTTGTATTTTATTTAATGTTGTTTCTTTGTCTTCATTATGCCACCATCTTAGAACCATCTGTTTATAAGTATTTCCATCATCTAAAATTAGATACTCATCTTTAGTATATAATTTTTGACCTTCTTCTATTTTTGCAAGTACCTTTAGATTTATGAATAAACGATCCATACACCTTTGACCATACATTATATTTTAATCTTACATTTTATTTTAAAATTTTCTTCTTAACGAATAGATTTAAAAATTAAGAGAGTTTAATAATTATAATAAATATAATTGGTTAGTACAATGGGTATTAAACAACTCAATAAAATCCTAAGACGGGTAGCACCTGATGCTATAAAAGAACGCAGTATTCATGATTATACACACTCAAAAATAGCTATAGATAGTTCAATTTTAATTTACAAATATAGATATGCTGCACAAGGTTCAGAAGATTCACACATTCATGGATTTATTCAACGTGCTTGTTTCTATTTAAAAAGAGGAATTCTTCCTGTATTTGTGTTTGACGGAATTCCCCCAGATGCAAAACGTGAAACTTTAGATAAGAGATCTAATCAAAAATTTAAAATTGAGTCACGTATTAAAGATTTAATTCAAAAAAGAGAAATGTGTACACAAGCTGGAACTATTAATACAGAAATAGAGGATGAAATTAATAGACTAAATAAACAGGTTACCTACGTTACTAAAAATCATAGACAAGAATGTAAATATTTAATGAAATTATTGGGTGTTCCTGTTATAGAGTCTAACGGAGAAGCTGAAACTACTTGTGCTGCATTACAGAAAAGAGGTATTGTGGATTATACTTTCACGGAAGATACTGATGCATTAACTTTTGGAGCACCCAAGGTTCTTAAATCAGCTAAAAAACTGGAACGTGTTATTGAAATTGATTTAAGTGTTATTTTGGATAAAATGAATTTGAGTATGGATTCTTTTATAGATTTTTGCATTCTATGTGGGTGTGATTATTGTGGAACTATTCCAAAAATTGGTCCAATTACAGCACTTACGTTAATTAATAAATATTCTAGTATAGAGAATATTATTGAAAATTTAGATTCCAAATACACAGTACCAGATAACTTCAACTACGAATTAGCCCGTTCCCTATTCAAACATGACCCATTAGACAAAAACACTTATGATATTAGTATCAAAGATATTCAGTTAGATAAGCTTACACAATTTATTACAACTGAAAAAAACTTATCTGATCAAATATTAGAAAATATGGTTAAAAAATACAAAAAAGCTCTAAATGATTACAACAAATTTTCTATTAAGAATAAAAAGGCCCAACCATCTATACTAACCTTTTTTAGTCCGAGTCTGAATCCAAAAACATAAAAGATTCTGAAGATTTTTCAACCTTTGGTGATTCTTTATCACTGTCTTCGTTATCACTGTCTTCGTTATCACTGTCTTCGTTATCACTGTCTTCGTTATCACTGTCGCTGTCAACAAACATATTTGTATTGGGTTTATTTCCGAAATCCAGCGTAATTACTTTTTTAGGAGGTCTGTGATATTTGAAATCCAAATAGTTTGGATGAGTTTTAATATCCATTGTTCTCCATAGTTCAATATCATTCCACATAGCTTCCAAAATTGGGACATTTTTGTCAAACCATTCGTAATCTCTTTGAACCCTAACAATATTTAATTGCATAGGCATTCTATTTCCCAAATGATTTGCTGGAATATATTCTATAAAATCTGCTTTATTTATGTTTAGAATTGCCATATTTAATTGCACCTGTGGTAAATAATATTCTGGACACGTACCATGGATAATTTTTCTACGGTAAGGGCATTTTACTTCCAATACTACCAAATCCTCCAGCCCCCTAACATCTTCAGCAATTCCATCTGTTGATCCTGCCATCCAACCAATTCCTCCGGGATATTTTTGGTTGGCATGATTATCATCTTCACGAACTACGGCATTAAAGTCTATTAATCCGAATTCATAATTTCTTTTACCCATAGCTTGACAATACTTTTCTATAGCTTCATCTTCGTATTTTTGACCATGTAAAGTAGCTACATTGCCAGTAAAAGGTTCGCCAGCACCACATTTTTTAAACAATAGTTCAACTGGTTTTTGGTAAGGGTTTATTCCGAGTGCTGTACCAGCATCACTACTTGTTAGTCTTCCTTTACGCTGTTCAAACCAAGCATCACTACGTTGTTCATGTTGAGGTAATTTTGTTAAAAACTCTAATTTCTGTTTAGGTGTTAGTTTAACCATACTTACTTAATTAATAACCTTTTTTCTTAAATACATTTGCTTTGCAAATAATGCTAAAGGCATTTGCTTTGCAAATAATGCTAAAGGCATTTGCTTTGAAAATGTATATAAACTTAATTTAATCTACTTTCACCAACTGTTCCAGTAGTTGCCCATTCTTCTGGCATATCTACCCATATTCCACAATTAATATAATCTTGATGTTTTTTAATATTCAACACAGAAGTATTAATCCATAGTTTAATAGTGACAGATTGAAAGAATCTAATTTTTTCTTTTTCATTTTCATATGTATTATCTGAAATACATCTACTACTAATATCTCTAACAAGTATAGTAATTTTGGATAGATAACAAACATATTTCAAAAATTCATTAAAATATACACAAGGACCAACACCTTCTATTATTTCAGCTAACTTGTTAGTTAAAAAAGGTGTATTAAATTCATTTGTATTATCAGAAATAATGGAAGAGTTAAGAGCATTAACATTTCTTTCAATATTACTCTGTATCTGATAACACGCAATTTTAGGTTGGCCATGACTACAATGATAATTATTTAACACAAAATCCCAATCTTCACTAATAATTTTATCATATTCCCAACAAACAATAAAATCAGCCATCTTAAAAAAACAATGCCACAAATTCTTATAATCTTCGTTAACACTTAATTTTGACTCAACAGGACCTTGGATTAAACATACACTAGGTTTCAATATTACCCCATCTTTGTCATAATTTCCTTCTTTTAAATTCTTAATAATATTGAGATTGATAGTATCTCCGTAACAAACTCTAAACGCAAATACAACATTGTTAGGACTTCTAGCATTCCTGAGAATTGATAAAATGGTATCCTCTAAATTGTAATTTTCAGAATTTGGAACAACTATAAGGAATGCTGTTGTTGGGTAATTTTTTACTAGCAAGTTGTTTTCGGAAATAGGTACAAATGTGTTAGTAACATCTGTGTCATAAATGTTTTTATCTATTGATGGGTGATATGTTAATAATGGGATTGTTACATGTTTTTTAACAGTAGACTCTTTTATCCATTTATCGATTGGTCCAGTTTTGTAAGAATCAAAAGAATCAATCAATTTCTGGGCTCCTTTTTTTGTTAGTACATAACTGAATGTACCAAACCAATCGAATATATAAGGAGATTTGGGATTTGGGATTCCAAAATAGTCATGAATAACTGAATTTTTAATTACGTGAGATTTTTCTTGAGAATCTAGTAATGTTTGGCTTGGAGGTCTTGTATGGATTGGTAGACAATCACCCATCCCTAAATATACAAATTCTATTGACGATCCTTGTGTCAACCCCTTTAATTTATTTTTGATTTTTAGCCATTGTTTCTTAAAATTATAATGAAATAGAATGTCATCCTCTAATACAACTCCATATGATTTATCTGATTCAGCAATTAATTTCCAAATTTTATAATGAGACTGAGCGGTTGCTGCAAGTCTTGGGTTTTCGTAATTACCTAATCTATTTAATTCTTGTTTTGATCCATCTATAGCTTCTACAAACTCCAAGGGGTCGGAAATTTCTAAATCATTGAATCTCTTAGTAAAATCAGTTTTTCTATCCGTTCTTCGTGTTAAGTTTAATACATAAAACATTGACATTTTCTTATTTACTGTAAACATATGTTTAAATAGTTGTTAACGCAATTGATTTAAGTATATAAATGAAATAATGATTAGATTAAAATAAAATATTGGGTGTTAGTATAGAAACATTCAAAGATGCCTCTACTAAACAATGAAAAGAGATCATGTTGTAGATTTGAAATTATAGATAAATCGGAATATATTGTTATTCCAAGTATATTTATTGCGTTGGGAGGTTTTGTGTTTGCTATTGTTTCTGGTCCTACCGGTATGGCTGTAGCAACTGGTGTTGTCGCTGTGTCTGGTATGGTTGCTGAATGGAGAATAAGAGCGTTGGGTGTTGCTAAGAAATTAATGGATTCTGTTCGTGACCTCAAAGATGAAAATGAAAGATTAAAATTAATAAATTTGGAATTTGAGGCAGATTTGCTTAAATTTGAAGATATGATTGGTTTGTTGGGTGATAATGTTGGTGATTTGGAAGTTGCTAAAAACCAATTGTTTGAGCTATACCAAAAATATAAAGATGAGAATGATAGACAAGAGTCTAATAATTTATTAACTTTGTTTGGATTGGTTGACAAAAACGAAGATTCAAAGTTATCTCAACAAGAAATTAAAAGGATGAAAGAATATATTAAAATAGTGTACAAGGAAGAATTTGATTTTGATTCTCTTGATTCGGATGATGATGGGTTTGTTAGTTTGGAAGAATTCTTCCAAAAGTTTAGAAACAGAAAAATTAAATCGGAAACCCAAGTGATAAAGAGAAAACTTTCTCGTAGAAATGCGGCTCCTACACCCAACCCCTTAGGTACAAATCATCATAAAATAGATATTGTTTAAATTTTTAGATTGTTTGGGATACTTACACCTAACGTATTATATAATTTAATTAATTCATAAATATTCAAGAATCTTGTAAAATATAATTTATATTCTTTTAAGCCAATATAAAGAGAATCTTCAAAATATAATTGTGTTTCAAATATTTTCGAATCTTTAATATAACGGAACCCAATGTCTATAATATTAAAATGTTCCCATATTTCACCATACAATATATAATTAATGTCTGTGTTGGACTTCATTAAATGTTATCTTAATAATTAAGTAAGCATAGTTTTTAAATTAATTACGATTAAATATTTAAATTTAAATCTAACATATATTTAACAATGGAAACGATTGAGCCTTATCCAAATCCAGATGGACTTAGAAGCTATCAACTCAACCAAACATTTAAACAAAATATGTTTCAAACCGAAAATGATGAACCGTTGAGCGTACAAGCTAAGAAAAACCAAGCATTCAATGATCCTAGTTTTAGAAATTCTGTTGGGTGTACAGCAAGTTACCCTTCGACATTCGTTGGTGGGTTGGATGAATATGCCAGTAACCCCTATTCTGAAATCATGAATTCGGAATATAAGAATAAAAAAAATGATACAATTAAAGCAATTCCTCAATTTGGATTTAAAGGTGAATCAGATATTCAAAATGTACCTAAATTAGTACAAGAAGGTTTTGGAAATGTTAGTAGTGGGTTAGTTAACGATCCAACTAATGATCTATTAGATGTAAATTCAAGACCTATTACAGATTATGTTCACAATAACATGGTACCCTTTTACGGAGGAAGTGTAAAACAGAATATGGCTGGAACTGGTGTTAAGTCTGGAAACTATATTGATGGTGTTAATGTAAACTCAGGATTCGATAACACTACTCCTTATGCTAATAAATTGGATCTTTTTACAGGGATGGACGATACCTACCTCCATAAAAGAGAAATAGGTCCCAAGTATTCTCCGGCGGAACAGCAGTCTGGGTGGGTTTACGGAATGCCCGCATTTAGGCCTGACGAGGACCGTTACACACAGTCTATGTTTATGCGTAATGATCTTGCACCTTGCGAACAAGAAATGGTTGGTCCCGGAATGGATATTGGTGCAGATATTCCAGCAAGTGGTGGATTTCATGACCTTACCAGAGTTATGCCTAATAATGTTAGCAATTACAAAGCCAACCAACTTCAAGGAAGAGTCAAGGCAGGAAAGATGCAGCTTGGCGGAGAAGAACCTACGGCACTTCCTGGTGTTGGGTTGGGTGGTTCTCTTTCTGGAGGAGGCGATGCTCCTGGTGTTTCTAAAAACAGACCCGATAAATTCTATTCTCAAATTCGGAGACCTACGATGACTACCAAGGTTGGTATTGTACAGGATCAAGAACTACTTCGCCCAGACTATAACGTCAGCTTCAAACCCGGAAATGCCAAGAGAGCACAAACTAATTACGGATTTGGTACCCTTATCGTTGATGGTACTAACCCAAAGAATCAGAATATGTACAACGCAGTTCCATTAAATGCTTATGGACAATAATGCTAAAGGCATTTTTAAGAATTAAGTATACTTTAAATTTGTTTAATCTACGAAAATAATAATGTTTTTGTATATTAAATAAACAATGTCAGGTTATTGTGTAGCTTTCGATCCAACAGTAGGAGTGGGTGGCTTGGGTTCCAATGTTCCTCAAACATCTGTAAGAGATCCTGTGTGGATGAATTTAGACAACAACATTAGATCGAAAACAGACTGTAACAGTCAACCAATTATTAATGTTGGTGCACACATTCCCCAAACTGGGAACCTAGTTTCTAACTGGTATGTTAACGAGACAGGAAGAGGTGAAGTCAATCCAGCAAATGTTGAACAATTGAATCTCAAGGGTAATGAAGTTTGGAATAACCTAAGTTTTAAGGATTATCAGAAAACTACGACCAAAGAAACCACCGAATTTGCCTACGCTGGTAATGCCCAAAGAGAAAATGATGGTACTGAATTTTGGACATACGACGATGGCTTAAAAACAACTACCAAAGAGACAACCGAGTTTGCCTATGCTGGTAATGCCCAAAGAGAGAATGATGGTACTGAATTTTGGACATACGATGATGGTTTAAAAACTACGACCAAAGAGACAACCGAGTTTGCCTATGCTGGTAATGTAGCACGTGGTGACTTGGCTACTAAGAGTTATAATCAGTACACAGGTTACAATGAAAAAGATGGAAGCAAATCAGGAGGTGCAGATACCTACGCTATCCGTGGAGCAACTTTGGTTGAAAATTGGGTGTCGCCCGCAGGAAGACAAAATCTTTTGGGAGAAGCAGAGGCTCGTATGGGTAAGATTGATTTTGGAACTTTTGGATCGGATCAGAATTTTGATGGTCCTGGTACTATTCGCCAAGCAATCCCAGATGCAGGCAAATATCAAAATAATTATTTCATTGGTGGACAGACACCAAGCCCTAATAAACTTATGGCTGTTGATGACCGCCAGATTGCTGGTTATCAGGTTGAACAGTTACAGCAGAATCCACTTTCAGTCTTTACTATTAATCCTAATGCACAGATTCCAGGATTTGAAGAATACACGCAACCACAGAGCTTTAGTACAATGGTTCAGAAACCTAGAAGTGAAATTAGACAACCATCTAAGAGTTATCAAGGATTTGAAAAGACAGTTGAAAACATGAAGAGTGTTCCCGTATATCCAAGTGCAAATGGAAGTAACGTTAACCCCAATTCAGCACTGGTGTATAACCAAAACATTAATGAAGATGGGGCCAATCAGTTCTTAGTTCATGAGAACAAATTGAATACGGATCCTCGCATTGTTGGGAAATCATACTCTAATCAAACTGATTATGGTTGGAATGAAAAAGGTATTGCTACAAGCAATGGCCAGAAAGATACAATTACTTTGGGTGGTCAAAATGAACCCAAAGTATACGGTAATCTATATAATAGTGTTAATATTCCATCTGGTATGGCACAGGGGATTAACAACCAGAGGTTACAATCCCAACAATCCAAGATGGATAACCCAAATGTATGTCAAGGAAACCCTCAACTCAGTTTTGCAACTAACATGTTAGTTTTGGAATCTGTTGGTGGTAATTAAAACCCAAGTTTCAGAACACACCGTATTCGTGTATTGTTCTGGTAATAATGTAAATGCTTTATCTAGTATATTTATTAGTAAATCATCTATATTTCTTGTTAAAACGATAATAAACCCAAATAAAATAATTGGGGAATTAAATATTTTATAAATCAATGTAATATCCAGTACCTTTTGTACCAGTAGTAAATACGTATCCGTTTTTTGATCCTTGGAATGTTGGTGAAGGATAAAAATCTACAATGTCTTTGGCATTATTGGCATCTTTGAATGTTTCTATAATCGAATAACTATTTGTTGTTGGAGTTTCCCAGATTATTTCAGACATTTAGTATATGTTAATGTTTATATTTATATTTACGCAATTAAACGGTAATTTTCTTACTATTCAAAACTAACACTTGTCCAATGCTTTTTGGAACCAATTCCAAATTACCCAATTTAGTATATTCTATTTTGCAATTTGGGTTATTCTTTTCCTTACACCCCTTCTTAACCTGAATTGCAGCAAACTCGATCAATTCAGAAGTTGGGTCAGAACAACATATAATTGCGTGCCCAGAACTACAATTTTTTGCATGCAACCACATCCAATCTAACGGATACTTCCTAGTTAGCAAATTGTGGTTCTCTAATTGGTTTGTACCTAATACAATTGTTTGCGAAGCAAATGTAAACTCTTTCATTTAAGTAATATGAGGATATTTAATATTAACTAATTTTCAAAAATTAAAATATTTTAAAGTTTGAATTGATTTAAAAACAGAATTAGATAATAAAGTAAGAATCGAAAATGGGTGATTGTAACATTTGCTGTGAACCTTACAAGGGAAAGGCTAGGAAACAGATAGTTTGTAACCACTGTGGTTTTGGCAGTTGTGCAACTTGTACCAAAACTTACATTCTAGACAGTCTAAATGATGCTAGGTGTATGTCACCGGGTTGTAAGAAAGTATGGTCTAGAGAATTCCTAATTGAGTCGTTTAGCTACACCTTTGTTGACAAAACTTACAAAAAGCACAAGGAATCCTTGTTGTACGACCGTCAACTTAGTATGATGGAGGAGACTCAGGCTATTATAGAAGAACGGGCAGATGCTAAAAAGATTAATGATAAAATCTTGGAAATAGATAAACAAATTCGTGAACTAAGAAACAAAAAAACAGAACTTGTGAACGAAAGATACCATCTTATTTACAAAGAATCAACCGTAAAAAATTCAGCAGCAAAATATTTTGGACATTGTCCAGAAAGTGAATGCAAGGGGTTTATAAATGCTAGTGGGAAATGTGGTATTTGTGAAATCAAAGTTTGTAAAACTTGTAAAGACAAGTTAACGGACATTGAGGTTGAAGACATTGATATGCACACCTGTGATCCAAACACTGTTGAATCAATCCGACAAATCAAAAAGGATTGTCGCAACTGCCCCAAGTGTAAAATTAGTATCCAAAGAATTGAGGGCTGTTTTGAAAAAGGTACAGAGATGTTGTTATACGATCAATCTTTAAAAAATGTTGAGGATATTAAAGTTGGGGATAATTTAATTGGTATTGATGGAGATAAGCGTGAGGTTTTGAAAGTGTGTAATGGAATTGACGAATTATATAAAATTAAACAATCGAATGGTATGGATTATACTGTAAACAGTAAACATACTTTGATCCTAATGGATCAAGATAACAAAGTGTTTGAATATACAGTAGATAATTACTTAAAACTTCCCCAATCAACTAAAAATAGACTTTATGGGTTTAAAAGTGAAAATGGAGTTAATTATCAAGAACAAAAAATAGAATTAGATCCCTATCTATTAGGACTATGGCTTGGTGATGGAACACATACTTCTCCAGAATTAGCATCCAACGATTCTGAAATCCAACTGTTTCTTTTAGATTGGTGTAATAACAATAATGCGGAATTGGTTCATGAAGAGGGAGTAAAATTTAGAATTAGACGTAAAGGACTAAGTAATGGTAAAGAAGGTTTAAGATTTCCTGTTGGACAAGGAATGTCAGAAGAATGCAAGGGTTGTAATTGTAAGACTGGGAATAAGATGGAGATTTGTGATTACATTGATCAAGAATACTTGGAAGAAAAGAGTGAATCGAGAACCAATCCCTTTATGGACCAACTTAGAACTTATAACCTAGTTGGAAACAAACATATTCCCCAAGAATATTTGAACAATTCGAGAAAAATTAGATTACAATTACTAGCTGGGTTAATTGATAGTGATGGGTGTGTGTCTTGTAAAGGAAAAAGAGTTAGTATTACTCAAGTAAAACTAAACTTGTCAGAACAAATTATATCACTAGCAAGATCTTTGGGATATGTAGTGAATGTAACTATTAGAGAAAGAAGAAACGAAAGTATCTTTGGACAAAAACCCAAGGACTACAAAGACCAATATCAAATAAATATTTCAAGTAGTAAGTTATCAGAAATCCCAACCAAGTTGTGGAGGAAAAAGTGTGAAAACAGTAATACAAATAAAAATTTATTTAAATCAACTATAAAAGTTGAACCAATCGGAAAAGGTGAATATTTTGGGTTCATGGTCGAAAATGACAATATTCTGCTCGGTAAAGATCACACAATTTTAAAAAATTGCAGGCAGATGTGGTGCACTCAGTGTCATACAGCGTTCGATTGGAAGACTGGAGAAATCGTGATTGGGATGATCCATAACCCACACTTTTCAGAATGGCAAAGAAACAATGGTGGGGCTGGAGAAAGAGTGGAGGCAGTTGACCCTTGTAATGTAGATCGTGCTTATAACATCCAGTATTATTCTGTTAGTAAAGCTTTGGAAAAATGCGACAAAAAAGATTATGTCAAGTTAAACGATCTATTTAGATTTATTCGTCATGTCAAGTATTATGATATGACTGATATGAACAGAACATTGAATAGTAACAAAGACCTTGATTATCGTATTGATTTTATGACTAATAAGATTGATTTGAAAACATTTCAAAGAAAGTTACAAGCCCTTGATAAAAAACAAACCAAACAGAGAGAAGTTTATATGGTCTACGATATGTTTACAAATACTGTTATTAATTCTTTTGTAACTTATGTTTTTAATGGGGATATTCCTAGTGCGAGGTACAATGAACGTGGAAAGGTTGTTCATGCGGATGTTAAAAAAATCGGAGAATTTAATAAAATTTTGAATAAGTTAATAGATTATACAAATGAATCCCTGACAAAGATTGGTAAAAAATATAAAAACCAGGTTCCTTTGATTGTTACAGAAAGTGGAATGCGAGAAACGAGAACCGGAAAAGTATATCATTACACCTACAGGACAAAGAGCACCAAGTGTTAAATTTCTATGAAAGCTTCGCGACGCAATCAAAGATTGCTTTCAGTGTCTTAGACACTGGATGCAAAGCATCTTAAATTTCTATGAAAACAAGCCTTAGGGCTTTTAACACTATATTTATTTTTAAAAGTCATGATTGCGTCGAGAAGCTTTAATAGAAATTTAATATATTTATTATTAGAAATGGATACACCTGCTTCTCAAAAATTAGAATTCGGTTATATTAAAAAATCAGGAATTAAAAATTATAAAAAACTAAAATGTGACCGTGAACCAAACAGTTTTGAAACATATGTTATAAATTGTGGAGTTCATTCCAAAAGATTAAACACTTTTAAAAAATATGCCAAGAAAGCCGGATTAGAAATTAAAAGAGAAGAGTGTGTTAACGGGAAGGCTTACACAAACAAAACATTACTAGATATGGTTAAGGATGGTATTATTTCTAAAAATGCAGAGCTAAGTCCAATTGAGGTTGCTATATGTTTATCCCATTATAATTCTTGGGTGCGCTTCGTAGAGACTGGTTGTAGTCCTTATGGGTTGATAATGGAGGATGATGCAATGGTAAAGCCAGATTTCGTAGATCGTATAACCAATGTTCTCGAAACATTACAACACGATAAGAAAAAATTCGGAATATTGATTATTCATCCTGGCAATTGGATGCAAACAAAGTCAAGACAAAAGAGAGTAGCGAACGTAGATGGACTTCGTATTAATCGGGAAACAGTTGAACACAACCCAAGTGGTACAGCATATATATTAACTAGGCCGTTTGCAAAACATTTGATAAAAAATATGTTCCCAATAGAACTTCCCGTTGATATTTACATAGGAGACAATTTAACCAAAAAATTCCCTCATTTTACGTTAGTTCCAGTTCGTGATCCCAAATCACCAGACTGTTGGAAAGCGAGTTTATTGGATGTTGGTTGTGGTGGAGACGAAGGAAGTACACAGGATTATGAGGCTGACAACATTAAAACAATATTCCAAAAGTCAAAAAGACGTAGTAAACGTCGTAGTTATTAATATGTTATTAAGATGAAATTTAAATATTGTTACATTATAAATGGGTGTTATATTCTCTGTGATTAGGATGACTTTTAATGCAGTAACGATACCAGTTACGTTGTTTAGGCATTTCATGACTATAATTTCTTTACTGTTTCTGGGATTATTTATTGCACTGGGTGTTATGATATATCTAAGTTGGGATAATGTACACGAGTTGTATACCACTATTGTTGGGACCGGTAAGGATGCCAAGGATGGCTTAGTGGATACAATAGATACAGTCAAAGACAAAATAGACGATCTTAATGCTAAAATAGATTCCTTGAATTAGTAAATTATAAAAATGTTTGTAATATGTAATGAAATCCGATAAACGATTAATGTTAGGTTTAATAGCATCTTTTATTATAGCTGGACTTGGGTCTCTTAATCATTTTGTATATGAATGGACTGGAGAATCTAAATTTATTAAATGGGCTGCCGCAACGGATGAATCTACATTTCAACATATGAAATTAGCTTTGTATCCATGGATAATAACAATACTAGTTTCATATATGTTTTATAAATTCCGTTTTTTAAAAAATAGTGTATCATCTGTTTTGGGTTTGTGGGTATATATATTAATGATTCCTGCATTCTTTTATACGTATACAGAAGTATTAGAAAATGAACATAATTTAACTTACGATATAATTACATTTATTCTTTCAGTAATAATAGGTGTTTTTGTTTGGTTATCAACATGTAAATTTAAAATAGATAAAAGATTAGATGCACTTTTAACAGGTTTTGGATATTTTGTTGCTATTTTTTGGTTTACTGTATGTTCTTATAACTCTTGTCCCGACATTTATGTACCAAGTAGCGAAGAACACGATCATTAATTTGCTATATTGGATTGAATCCGGTCAGGATTTCAATAATTATATTTAACGAAATTATTTACTATTAGTAAACATATTCTTTAAATATTGGATTTGCTTTGCAAATAATGCTAAAGGCATTTGCTTTGCAAATAATTACTCTGCTAGTGAAACTACCCACTTCTTACGGCCGGCGCTCCACTCAAGTACGGCACCGTCAGCCAACCCATTGAGGTCGATGTCACCAACATCCTGTAGCATCTCCACCTTGCCTCTTGGGCCTCTTGGTCCAGCAACCCCCTTTGGTCCTGCAGGGCCAGCCAAGCCGTCGCGGCCATCAATTCCCGGCTCACCGTCAGCACCTGGTTTACCAACACCGTCGGCCTCAAGCTTGGCAAGTCTGGCGGTAAGTTCTGTAATCTGCATCTCTGCTGTAGCTAGTGCATGTTCAAGACGAGAACCAATGCTTACTAGGTCGATACCTCCCGTTGTTACTAGGCTTTTTACACCTCCAATTGTTGTGAGGTTACAGTTCTCACCTCTCAGGGCTACGAAACTTCCTGCGATTTGGTTTGTGCTCATTATTACTAATTGGTTATAAAATAATCGATGGAATTAAACGAATCATATAGAAAATTTCCGAGTTTAACTTTTATTATAAAAATAGTTATAATAGATTAATGGTTCAAATTATATTCTATGGGTTAAAAAGAAGCGGAAATCATGCAATAATTCATTGGATCCTAAGGAATCTTGATAAAGATATTATTGAAACTATGCCTTCCTATATTCATGAAAATAGAGAAAAAACATTAGTCTACTTTAATGATATACTAAAAAGCTCAGGAGCAATTGCCCCTATTATAGAAAAATATAAAAACTATAAACATATAATAGCAAGCGTTGAAGAAGAATATATTGACCCAAAAAATACAATAATAAATGAAATATGGAACAAAAAAGAACCCATAACTAAAATATTTATTATAAGAGATCCATCCAATTGCTATGCATCTAGAATAAAAACATTTAACCTAAGAAATATTAATAACTTTAGTAAACTCTTTACTAATATAATAAACAACTCTAAAAATTTTGGAAATATTACAATATTCTATGATAAATGGTGGAATAACACAGAATATAGAAATAATATAGCAAAACAGATACATATACCAAACAAAAATGATATACTAATAGTATCTAAAGAAGGAGGAATAAGTGCATTCAAAGATAAAAATTATAATAACAGAAAAAACTCAGTAAATTTTACTCCCGAAGAAAAAAGTATTTTAAGCAATATTTTATTCCGTGATATAATGAAATATACATTTAGTTGATGACGGAGCTTGTGGAAAATTAACCATGAGTCCTCTTTTAATACCAAGTGATTTCATATAAGTTCTTAATCTTGCAATTTCGTTTTGTTTAAATGCATTAGTCGATAGTGCCTTAAGTTCTAAAATAATAGTTTTGTCTGGGTTAGTGTCTAATCTGTTTACAACTATATCAGCTCTACCATAACCAACATAATAAGATTTATACATAATTGGTGTTATAACTTCAGACTCATATTTTATACTAGAGCTTCTAAGTTCTGATTCCATAGCACGATGGTATACAGATTCTGTATGACCCGAACCTAAATGTGAATAAATCTCATTAGCTTGTGTTATTACTGTGTCAAGGATGTCTGTTTCACTTTTAATTTCAAGCTTTACGCCTTGACCTCCGTTTCCGCCTGGACTTCCTGGTCCGTGACCTTTTCTTTGTTTTTTTGACCTTATGAACTCCATTTCTCTTTTTAGATCTTCTAATCTTTAAATTCTTTGAATTCTTTTTTGTGACAGTTTTTCCGAAATTAAATTGTAAATTTTTTAAATAATCATTTACTCTTCCTCCTACTAATTTTATACCAGACTCTACTAACGCATCTATACCAGCTTTTGTTGTTGGTGTTTCATCACCTTGCTTTCCAGGATCTGTAATTTCGGAATACTCTGTATTATTTCGTCTATCTAATTCTTTGACTTTTCCAGATAATATTCTAAGTTTTTCTCTTTGTTCTTCTGTTTTGGCTGTTATTCCTTTTTTTTCTTGATTTTTAATTTTTCTCTCTTGGTTAATTAAATATTGATTTAACATTACTACTCTAATCTTTCTATCAACTAAACTTCCACTGTTCATATCTGTTTTCAAACCCTTAACAATTTTTTTCTGTTTGGCTAACTCTTCTTCTAACGCTTTTTTTTCTATTTCATCTAATGCTTGTTTATCTGCTACTAAACCAAGTTCAGATTCCTTGGCTCTTAAATCTTTTTTACTAGTTTTAGATATTTTTTCAATTATATCTAGGTCGTCAATATCCTGCCCAACACCAATAATCTGATCTCTTGATTCTTTTATAAATGAGTCGTACTGCTCTTTTGTAATTTTGTTGGATTCAAAAGCTTCTTTTGCCTCTACCATTAACACCTTTAATCTATCTACGTCTTTTTGACGTTTGGAACGTATTTTAGCATCTTCCAAGAAGATTGTTGGTTTGAGACCAGGGAGTTCGCTTGATATTTCAAACAACGCTGTACGAACTGTTTCTTCTTTAGGAGAAAACATATAAAATAATATTCTTCTTAAAGCATCGTAATACAAACTCCATTCATTTTTTCTATCTACTAATTTATCAATCTCTTTTTTAGTAGCTTCTATTTCTCTTTTTCTGAATTCATCTATATTAATGGTTGAATCACGACTCATCATTGTTACTAATTTTGACAAGTTAGATTCTGTTGGATTGTTAGATTCTAATTCGTTTAGTTCCGTAAGATATTGGGAATTTAAATTTGAAAATTCTATTAAACCTCCCAATGTTTTGGGTGTTAATGCTTTTTTCCACCGAGCATAATCTTTCTTGACTTCACGAGATATTTTAGAAATATTTCTTTGTTGAAGATGTTTGAAAACTTGTTGCTGGTTCTTAATACTATTTAATTGATTTTTATAACCCACCTTTAGTGTTTCGAGAGTATTATCTAAATTTTCTAGATCAAGGTCATATTGTTTGTTAACTAATTTGGCATCTCGAGTTTCATCTAACACTGATTCTATAATTGCATCTGCAATAGCCTTTTTTACAGCGGCTGGATTCATAGTCAGCGAAGCTTCTGTAACAACCCCTTCTTTGAGTTCGGGGTCTTTGGGTTTAGTTTTGGTCATTTTTTTAGATTTTATTAATTTGGCACCTCTTGTTCTTCCAAAACTATTTGTCAAGGGTGTGTATTTTTTATCTACTGATATACTAGCGGCTATATCAGCAAGGGTTACAATCTTTCCTGGTTTTATATCTGCTATAACTTTTTGAGCAACATTATCATTTGTTAGTATAGCAATTACATCTTTGTATTTCAAATCTTTTTTGAATTCTTTGTCAGTGTCTATTTGAATTCTCATTTCATCTATTTGACGTTTTAGATCGGCCAGTCTACTAACTTTATTCCATATTGGTTCAGAGTAATTTAAACCTAAAAATCCTTTATCCTCGGAAGCACGCAGATCATTGGTTATCCAAGACTTTAACTCTTCAATTTTCCTATCCAACCTGTTCTGTTGTTCTTCGGAATATATCATTTGGAATCTAAGTTCTTGTATTTCTTTTACAACAGTTAAACATAAAAGATAATCATCTGAATTATCACATACTGGTGGGTTCAATTGTACCATATCTAACAATTACAAATATTTTAAATTTATGTTTTATAAATAATAATGATATTACTAATATCATTGAACAATTTATACAACATGGTTTATGAAGGTGCTTTTTGGTGATAAATTAATCGTCTTCGATGAACATAAATTTTTGAATTTTTTGGGTTTTGGGTTCTGGTTTATTTAATATTTTGTATTTCTTTTTTCTATAATAACGCTCTCGTTTCTTGGCCTGACCACCTAACCCTTCCAAACTGTCTTGAAAATCTATAATTAAAGGAATATTGGGATTAACACGACGTAGAATACGCCCGCACGCTTGAACTACGTCTGAGCGGCCGGTTGCGAAAATCAACGTGTCAAGCACACTATTATCATATCCTTCTTGAGCCATAGCATAAGTTGCAAAAATAACATCTTTTGTATTACTAATTTCCAAAAGTTCGTTTTTCATACCACCTACATATAATCCCCCACTAATTCCAGATGGGAGTAGATCTAATAGATCAGAGCATTGTTGTCTTCGTTCCGTAAGAACTAGTATTCGTCTTTTTTCTTTATTATACATTATTATTTCGGCTAGAATTTGTTGATTACGAGTTTTATCCAAACTAATTTGGGTTACCAGATTGGGGAGGTTTATTTTCCCCATCATATTATAACTTGGTACAGGTTCTGAATCTTTTGTATATTCAGCTTGTATTAATTTAATTTCAGGTTTTAATTCGGTTTTATTTGATTCTATTGTTGTAATATCACCCAAAAACCATGTCAACACTTTGGTTAATCCATCTTTTCTGTCTGGTGTGGCAGATAGACCCAACATTTTTTTAGTTGCTATTTGGAATAGTGCTTTACTAAAATTACGTGAGCAAATACGATGACAATTGTGAACTATAGGTCCACTATTATTTTTAATACCAGTAGCTAATACAAAATTATGATTATCTTGTACTTCAATGTCGTAAACTTTTCCATTATATCCTCTTCCTTCGTTAAGTATTGGTTGAATATATTTTATTTTTACAGTCCCAATAGACGATCTTTCATAATTTAAATCATATTTACATTTTATCAAATCTCCTATTTTTAGTTTTCCAGCTTCTTTATAACCACTAGGTGTAAGAATTAAATGGTTGTCTGTACAATCAATACTCCCAGACCCATATTTGATTTTTAATAATTCTTTTTTCTCTTTTTCCCAAGCATAAGTAATTTGTTTATATTCAAATGTATCTAATTTTTCATTATAAGACATTACCAACGGTAATTTGTCGTTATTTTTCCATAAATTATATAAATGTCCAATTTTTTTAGGCCCATCTTCTGTAACTACGAGTTGGTTGTATTTTATACATTCGTCCGATATAACATAACCAAACGAATCAAAAGTCTCTTTGGGGTAACTTACTTTTCGAACCGTGATGGATTGTAACATTGCGATTACAATATCCTTGTTTTCAACGTCAATGACATTTTGTTGAATCCTACCAATACGAGCATCGGGAAGAAATTGTTTGATTCTTTCAATCCACTGATTAAGCAAGAATTCCTTATGAACTATTATCAAAGTTTTTTTCTTAATTTTAGAAACTGTGTACAAACCCACGACCGTCTTTCCGAATCCTGTTGTCAGTGATAATACTGTTGCGTCATTTTTATTTAAGGTATTAATAACTTTGTCAACTACAGGTTTTTGTACGTCCTTTAACGATCCTTTGAATTTTAGATTGATGTCATCACCGTTTCGTTCTTCTTTAACACTTGGGATGCCGTATTTTTCAATTCCGTAGAATTTTGGAAGGTATATCCATTTTTCAGATTTTCTGTAAACAGGAAACGGTTTATTGTTAAAATCATAGTCTGGTAGGACAAAGGGTTTAACAGTTAACTCTTTCTTGATTAATTCGTAATGTGCTTGGTTATACGGAATTGCATAACCTCTGTGACCAATCTTTGATTCCATCTTTAATATACAATTGTTATTTAATCTTAAAGTTGTTTACAACTCAGACCTTTGGTCTGGATTCAAGGAATCTTAAAATTCAACATAAATTCAACGGACAGCCTATGTTCCAAAGTTTTATGTAGGGTTGGTACTTAATCTTTCCCCCTAATTCTACGAGATAAAAACTAGGTATATTTTTCTTATTCAAAATCTTAACTTTGTTTTTAACGTTTAATCTTGACATATCTGCATTTAGTGGGAGTTTAAGAAATACAAAGGGGTTTGTGGTTATTTCTTCTAATATTTTGTATATTGGTATATCTGACATTTTAAGATCTACTTTCTCTTTTTCTTTGTAACCTATTCCACCCCACGGTGGATCCAAATATAAGACGTCTTGATTTACAATATTAGCAATTTTTGTATAGTCTGCTTTAAAAATATTAACATTTGTTATACTGAATGTTTCGCAGTTTGATTTTAATAATTCAGCATTTTCTTTCAAAATATCAATTGCATTTACGGTTTTAAAATATTTTGAAAAATGTATCGTATCTCCGCCCACACCACTTGTTCCATCCGTTATAACTAAATTTTGTGAAACCATTCCAAAATCTGACAAACTTTTCTGAATAATATTAATAATCTGTTTAGCTTCATAAGGTCTAGTTATACTATATCTCCCAACATCATTTATCTTAATTTTTTTAAAATCAAAATCAGGTTTATATTTATTTGACTTCATCGACGACAAAGACATTTTATCTAATATTTAAATAACATTATTTTTTATATAGATTAACCCATCGATTCTTCATTTCAAAATATTTGGAAGAACCGGGTTTATATCTTACATGATTAGCCCAAATTTTTAATTTTGTTTGTACATTATTACTTATTCTCTGGGATATGTACATCTTTATTTTAGAATCTCTCTTGGAATGTTCTTTAACTTTATAAGTATATAATATGTTTCTATCTAATAATATTGTATCCTTTCCTAAATAATTTATTCGAGAATACAGCATTACTTTATGATGTAATATATCATTGTTACTGGGGAACAAATAATTAACATTAATAATTTTTGGTATTTTTTTAAATTTTGAATAATACCAATAAAATATTGGGAACATTAATAATATTATTGACATAGTCAACTAATTACTAATTACTAATTAGATTGTTTAAATGCCTTTAGCATTATTTGCAAAGCAAATTATTTTGTAATTTTTGGTAAAAAAAAATATTTACAAATTATAATAAAGGGGTAATGTTAACGAATAAAAATCCCAATTATAATTTGGAAACTAAATTTTATTTTTCTCCAAAAGATGATGTTAGATTTAATAAGAATAAAGATACTTTTATACCTTTGACCGAAACATCTAGTATGTACACCCCTTATTCAACAGCAGATGTATTATTAATTGACGACGATCCTATAATTAGAAATATATTTACAAATCAAATGAAGAAATTTAGAATAAAAAGTAATAAAGATGATGAAGGTAGGCCAGTAATATTCAGAATATTTAGTAAATCTAGTGAGTTGTTAACAGATATTGTTGAAAACGGTTCAACTTATGGTTTGATATTAATGGATGAAAATCTAGGACCAGATAGTTTTAGTGGAACCCAGTGTATAAAAAGATTAAGAAAATGTAATTATAACGGTGCTGTTATCAGTATTTCTGGAAGTTATAAACCGTATGAGATATTACCAAAAGTCAAAAACAGTGGTTCTAATGGATTAATACCAAAAAGTCCTAAATTTTTTAGTGAAGTTAATAAATTAATGATCAAATTGACGACTAGGAATTTTAAAATAAAATAAAAAGGTATATTAATGGACATTGAATCCGGTCAGGATTTCAATAATGCTAAAGGCATTGCTATAGAAATTCCCAATTTAAATACATTACCTACTATGGATAACACCCTTGACGGAGTTCCCTGGAATGAAGATAAAGAGGATAAGAGGTTGTTTCCAGAAGCATTTACAGAAGTTCTTAGAACTTGTAGTCTTACAGGTAGATCAAAATTAATAATACGTCAACGTTTTTTAAATTTATTTAGATATTATAGGAAAAAACACAAATATACTAGTGTATTTCACAATGGTTCTCGTATAATAGTGTCTATGGGTAGTATTATTATACCAGCATTATTAACATTAGATAATGAAATATCAGAGAGGTCTCTAACCAGTCAAACAATTTATTATACAACATTTTCAATAAGTATGTTAGTAACTCTTACTAATGCGCTATCTGAATTGATGCAAGTTAGTAAGAAATATTACACTTACGCAACTGTTAAGGAAGGTTTGGTAACGGAAGGTTGGTCTTTTTTATCATTGTCTGGTAGATATAAAGAATATTCTGATCATTCGGAATGTTGGAGAAAATTTGTCCATAAGGTTGAAAAATTAAACAGTAGTGCTATAAGTTCTAATTTGATATTATCAACCCAGAAACCCGATGAGCGTACATCCGACCCTAAGATAGCATGGAATCAAATAATGGAAACAAATACCGAAGCAGATTCTAATGTTATATATTGTAATAATTAAGATGCTTTGCATCCAGTGTCGAAGACAGTGTCGAAGACACTGATTTCATAGAAATTTAAGTTATACAACTACATTGACTTAATGAATTACAATCTGACACATTTACACTTCCTGAATCTGTTTTGGTTATGGGGTCACACTTACACATGAACCCCATAGCATTTACAGAAACCATATACAAAGGAGTAAGAGATATTAAAGAAACACCTGTTAATATAAATTTACCATTAAGATCATCTTCAAATTGAGAAAATATTATTACCATCAATATTAGTATGAATAGGATAGTTGAAAAAACAACCATTGCCATCCGGAGATCTTTTCCACAACCTTCTAAACAATAATTAGCGTCTTCTGGGCATGCATTTCTACAAGCATCTGTGTCGCACGAATCTATGCAGTAAGGTTTTCCACAATAATTTTTACATGGTTTATTATCGAATGAAACATAAATAAAAATTATGCTCAATATTGAAAGAAATATAATAAGATATCTCATCATTCCTGACAAAAAACTTAGAGGAAACCACACATATGCAAGTAATATAAGTGTCATAATAATAGTTCCTGTTAAACATAATATTGAGTATATTCTTGGTTCAAAGTAATTATACCCCATTTTACTATTAAACAAATAAAATAATATTGGGTTAAATCAATGGGGACAAAAAATAAACAATATATGGTATGTTTAGATTCATTTAATAATAATAATAATATTGAAAATAAAGCAATATTTGAAAGAGACAAAATTTGGAAACGAGGTGAAAAAAACGAAATAACTATAACATTTGGTAATTATCCGTGTGATGAATGTTCTGTCAATGCTGGGTGGTCTTTAATTGGTAAAGAAGCAAATAATGAACCGTATCCATCTATGAATTTAGGGTTTGTAGACCCACCTTTTGAAGATTTTGAATGGGAAGGTATTCTTTATCTAAAATCGGGGTTTGAATACGGATTAAGAAATAGGTGTAGTAAAAACATTAATAGTATAAATGGGTGTGAAACTGGGTGGGTTCCTGGATTTTCTGTTGTTCATGAATTTGGTCATGCATTGGGTATGAAGCACGAACACCAAAACAATCTTAATAATTCAAATAAATTAGATATAAATACAGAATACATTATCACTTATATGGAAGCCAATCTTGGTTGGGACAGAGAAACAACAATTAAAAATATAATTGAATGGTATAGTGACCCCAATTACTATAATGGTTCTGACTTTGATCCAAAATCTATTATGTTTTACAATTTCCCTAAATCATGGTTAAATTCTGGAGAAGGAATTTCTTCAAATTTTGTTTTGTCAGATAAAGACAAAGAATGGTTGGAAAAAATGTATCCAAAAGATAATCAAATAGAAATAACAGTATATTTCGTAGACTCTGATTCTCCTTCGTGGAAAAAGGCGTGGATTAAAAAGGTTGTAACAGAACAAATTTCTCCTCATGTTGGAATTAAGTTTAATTTTAGCAAAGAGTTAAAACCTCTAGCACCGGGAGAAACATACCCTCCTCCAACCATGGAACCGCTAACTCCTTTGTCCACTACAAGTATTTTTGTAATAATGTTAATATCATTTATATTATTTACTATATTGGTTTACTATGTTAGATAATTTGCAAATTAAAATATACTATTATATTATTAAATGGTTCCAATAATAGACGTCAGTTCTTGTTCTGCTAACATTCCACCCAAACCTATGTTTTACAAAGATTCGAAAAATCTTAGAGCTATATATAACAATGTGTTAAAATGGAAAGAAGATAGTGTTGGTGATATAACGATTAGTTTTAACCCATTACAAGGATCCCAATCTGCTCTTGGTATTGGAAGTAATAACATTAATCCTTCTATGAATTTTAATTGGGTTGATCCACCTTTAAAAAGTTTTGAGATGGACGGATTTACTTTTAATTTTGATACAAAAGGAGAATTTAGAAATGGTTGTTCAAGTAACAGTAATTCAGAATGTACTATTGGAAACGAAACAACATTTAATAATGGGAAACCAGCATTATGTGTTGCAGACGGGATTTATTGTAATCCTGAATTTGTACCTGGTTCTGTAATTCTTCATGAATTTGGTCACGCTTTAGGATTATACCACGAACACCAGAATTTCTTAGATGGAACTCCAATAGAATATGATATAGACGGAGCTACTTTATATTCACTAAATCAGTATGGAAACGATACTTGTATTGACCAATACTGTAAAAAACTATGTTATTCGGACAACATTAGGCCAAGTTTTTGTAATGAAGATTGTGACCCAAATATGACACCTTCATTCTCTTGTGAACAAGAATGGGGTCAAGCCAAAGAGTTGGCACAAACTAATATATTAAACGTTTATAACTGTCCTAGTGGAAGAGATGATTGTATATACGATGGGTCAGATTTTGATCCATATTCCGTTATGATATACGAAGTAGCGGATTATGTTATTAAACCAGATAAAAATGGTGTTAGATATAACCCAACACGTAAAAATTTCGTATATTCAAATACTGACAAAGATATATTGGGTGTTATGTACCCCAAAATAACAAAAAATGGTGGAAATATTCCAAAAATTAATGTAAAGTTTGTTGACAAAGTAAATGAGGAAACTTGGAAGCATTACTGGGTTAAAAAAGTTGTTATGGAACAGTTAGCGCCTATTGTTGGTATTGATTTTATTTTTGATTTGGAAGTAAGAATCCCGTCAAGTTCTGAAGAACCTGGAAATTCTGATGATGTATTTACACCTAGTCCTGTTTCAGGAACACCCGTCGATGACGGTAATACTGAAACAAATCTATTACAAAGAATTGTTGATTTTTTAAATAATAATTTGATTTTATCTTTATTAATTATTATAGTTATCTTTGGTTCTATATTTTCAATCGCTAATTGAAATTGTTTACACAATTCAATTCATTCTTCTTTAATATTTATTATAATAAATTCGTTGTCTAAATCTATGTTGTATTGATCTGCATCCCTTAATTCTGTTCCTGGTATATCTTCCTCATTAAATTTTTGAGATCTCAAACAAGGAAATAAATATTTAATACACATTATAAATTTATTACGAAATAATTTAAACGTCATTATATGTTAAATAGTATTTATATTTTTAAATACTATTAAACCTTGGTGAAAAATAACTTGGTGTTACTTCTTCTTCACTCGGATTTACTATTTCTTTAATATTCCATGCAACTAATGTTACAAAAGTAATTATTACTAATATATAACCTAAATTCAAATACAAAGTTGAACTTTCACTTTTTTTATTACCTTTATTGTAAAATGTATTTATACTATTTATTGATTCTCCAACCATAAACATAATAGCTATTGATAGAATAAAGGAAACTACAGTTTGTAAAAATATTCCTGGATACATTATTTGGCCTCTAGGTAAAGTTATACCAGTTGTCCAAACATCCTCGTTAGGGAAAGAAGATCTAATGATAGGGAACATTATAGAATTATTAAAGGCGTTTACTACATCTGAAACTAAAAAAACTATCACTAGTCCTAGTGATAATTGTGACAATGATGAACCATAAAATTTTTTCAATCTTACGTAAATTGTATTATCCAATCCAACGTATTTTGTATAAATAAAATATCCAATAAATAAAACCCCAATTACCGATATTACTATAACAGATATAATAGCATCTGATTTAACTTCTTCGGGATCTTTTATTATTATTACTTCATCTGATGAAGACAATTCCATTTTAATTAAGATAAATATTTAAATTTAGAAAAAACTGTTGTGGGTCAATAACTATGGTTGTTTTGTTACAATTAGACTATTAACTGTTGTATTATAATGCATTTCAAAACATTTTTTACACATTCTGGTGTCATTGTTAAATATTATTAATGAACCATTTTCACACTCATATTCATAATCAGCCGATAATTGTGTTATTAGTTTACCAGCTTTGTGTTTTCTAATTTCTCTGTTTTCCCAAAAAATCATCGTTTCTTTTGTTTCTGTGTTTTTCATTTCTATATTACTAATATTATACTCTTTAATAGTAAATGTTGATTCTTTATAGTGGTATTCCAAAGAGTAAAATTCTCCATTTACCATATGATTAATTGACGATGGTACATATTTTGTGTTAATAACCATTGAACAGATCTCATTTCCGCCATCTTCATCCTTAATTCCGTCGGGGTCATAATATTTATAATCGATGAAATGTTTTTTACAATAACCTTCAAATTTTCCAGTAAACGTACAACGTCTATTGGCTTTGGTAATCCATGAACATTTCCTTAACGCCATTTTACATCCTGTTAAGTGGTAATTCAAATTATTTTTAGAATGGAACAATGCTGTACAACCATAACAACTAAAACTAGGTCTCTCAGAACATTCGTTAACATGCATACGAAGATTATTTCGTGACAAAAATAATTTATTACAGAAACTACATTCAAAGTCCAATGACGGTTTACGAGAACATTCTTTTTTATGCTCCTTAATTAGTTCCTTATTTTCAAATTCGGAATCACAATATTCACATTCATAAACTTTAATAGAAGAATTCATGGCTTCTCTTTATTAAACAACCAAATAAAACTTTAAATTATTTGAACCACATAAAACTTTACACACACTATGTTAACCCAAATCCAGAAAGATAGATAGTGTGTTTACTTTTTTAATTATTAGTTTTAAATGAGATTGCATACAAAATATTATTTCCAGTGTATTTATTAATTTAAGTACTGGAAAATATAGGCCATATTAATCCGTATGCCCATCTTCGTTAAGGATTCTAAAAGTAATTTCAAAACTATGAACGATGTATCTATCTTCCTAATTCAGAAAGATAGTGTGACCAAAAAAGGTTTTAAAAAAAACGTGAAAATCGACGAATCGCGTGTGGAAAAAAATTATCCGAAAGTTCGCATTTTTGTCAAATTACTTTATTTATAGGAAGAATACTAAGGCGTTATTTTTTAAGTTTATTTCCGTATTTGTAAAAATAAAAGATTGCTGTTAATCCAGCAAGTATATTATATCCTAGCATCATATATCTTCCTGGATATTTAGCGGTAGGTTCTATCTTATTAAAGTTGCCACTTGCTTTTGTTAGTAAATAACTAATAGCTATTAAAGCTAAAATATAAGGGGATAGAACAGGTTTGTAAACAGCAATTAAAATATTAATAAACCCCGTTTGAAAATTAGCTCCTCCAAATCCATTCATCAATAGTTTATAGTTTTGATCAGCGCCAGGATCTTCTGTACTACAGGCTGGAACAGCTCCAGCTATATGTTCAGAAGCATAATTAACATTGAATGTGTGCATAAATCCTCTTACTAAATCTAACACTCCTAGAAAAAGTAATACATATTTGGCTATATTTTTCGTGTTCATTAATTAAAAGGCGAGATTTTTAATTGGGAAAATTTAAACCTCTTTTAAGCAAATTTAAATATACCCTAGGAAATTAGGGTATAATAGGGTAAAAGCCCATAATCGACTTGTCCAAACAATTTTAAAAATTGTCAAAACTTGAAATACCCTAGTATTTGAGAAGATAATAGGGTAAAAATGAACCTGGTGACGTAGGATTCTAGACTTAAGCTAAATTAACAAATTGTCAAAACTTGAAATACCCTAGCCTTTCGTGGCTTATTAGGGTACGTAAAGAAGTGAGACAGTAAAGAACAAGTAATTAAAGTAACCAAGTAACTTACAATCTTCAAAACAACTCAAAATGGGTCAGTTCAGCTACGAATGCAGCAACGCCGGATGCACTTGCACGGGTGACCAGTTTGATTGGATCGATGACTGTATTGTTGAAGTTGAACTAAAGGGTGAGAAGACCCGAATGATGGATGGAAAGTATGATGGTTACGGGCGTGTAGCTGTGAAAACCACCAACGGAGATGAGGTGTTTGTTTACTCAAAACAGTTCCAAAAGTACTTTGAAGGTTGGGGGGATGTCAAGTACACGGCCAAAAATATTTACTGCAACGGGGAACGCGACGACAACGACGATTACGACAGCTGCGACGACGAAGATTACGACACCGACAAAATCGTTACAAGGTATTGCTATAACCATGCTGTACCGATTGGGGAAAATCTGGAAATCGAAGAGCTAAAGGTTTACGGCGAAGTCGAAGCACCGGTTGTTGTCGAAGCACCGGTTGTTGTCGAAGCACCGGTTGTTGTCGAAGCACCGGTTGTTGCAAACGGGATTTGCCACGGAGTGAAGAAGAACGGACAACCCTGCAAAGCCAAGGCAAAGTACAGAAACTTTTGCGGACACCACATCAAGATCAAAGAATCCGAAGTGGTTGTTGTGCAAGAACCGGTGGCACCCGGAGCACCCAAAAAAGCCAAGGCACCCAAAGCCAAGAAGGTCAAGGCAGAAGTTCCAGAATGGCAGAAGTGGGAGGAACTTGACGAAAACTTTGTCGAGGAGGAGGGGTTCGAGTACGAATACTATGATTTCTAAAAATTAACAAATTTTAATAAACCTTACCGCGTCAGCGGATTTATGGGTAAGTAAAAACCCAACACAATCTTTCAACACAATCTTTTGCAAATGGTAACCTTTGACAAATTCACATACGTTTACAGCTATGACTTGACTGAAGAGGAACGCAACATTAAGAAAAATGCTTACCGCTTGTGCATATACATGAAAAATGTGAACAAGCAGGAAGAGGCTCGCA